TCATTCATCATACGGATGATGCTGGTGTTCTCGGTGCCCATGTAGGGGAACAGGGCATTTGCACGGATGTATTCGCGCGTAAGAGTCTCGCTCCACTTCTGGACTGCGAGCGCGCCTGCAAGAACGACTTCTGCCATGGTAGGCTACCTTTGAAAGATAGCGCTAAAGTCTGCCGGTGCTGCTGGTTCCTTGGCGCTGATCGGGCTTGAATCCGAGGCGATGGAACGTGGCGGCATGGCGGTCTTCGGCGCCGGTTGTAACGTGGCCGCGACAGGCGCGACCGCTGCGGGTGCGTTCAAGCCACGTTTCGCGATTTCCCGTTCGATCAGCTCATCAAGTGAGCTAACGTCGGTGGGCAACTGCGAGTAGAGGCCGTTCCGCTTGTGCTGCTGGACGATCCAGTCGAAAGGCATAGCCTGCATCGGCATTTCAGCTTCGAGCATTGCGCGAAAACCCGGATCCTTTTGCGCCTTCTCAAGCGCCCAGTTCCTTGCTTCCTCGACACCATCCTTGCCGTACTTCTCAACGGCCCAATGGTGGCTCAATTCCATCTTCTGCTGCTGTAGAGCCTGCTGAAGATGCTGCTGCTGAAAGGCCAGGTAGCCTTCGGGATCGTCATAGGCGTCAGGGATGGCCTGCGGAGCGCTCTGCTGTGCCTGCTCAAGCCGTGTAGCACGCTCTTCAGCGGCCTTACGCTTGTCACGCTCATCCATCATAGCCGCCAACGGAACGTATCCCGGCTTAGGCTCCTCTGGTGCACGCTCAGTCTGGACTTCGGGTGTTACCGGCTCGGGCGCTGGTGCCTCCGCTTCAGGTTCCGCAACTGGGATGGGCGTCTCGACAACTTCGGGCTCTGGGCCTTCAGCTTCGGGGAATGCCTGATCCAGAAAGTCCGCCATTATGACTCCTACTCGGTCGTCTCGTGACCGACATACGCAGCGCCCGGTGCAGCGGCGGCCTGTGCAGTGTTACGGTCTGCCAACCTATCGCCCTTAACCCATGGCGGCGGGTATATTTTACAGCGCAAAGGTACCCTGATACCCGCCTCTCGTCAACGGTTAGATATGCCTCCACGTTTCGCGCTTAAGAATACGGTAGATGTTCTCTTTGCAAACACCATACTTGCGGCCCAACTCTGCTCCGTTCATGCTGCTAGCGCGGATATCAAGTACGTCCTGTTCAGTCAGGATAACGGACGGATGAGTTTCACCAACGCCTCGAAAGTGGCGATTGCGACTAACACTGTCCGCCTTGTTCTGCTTGTCATTGCCCCAACGCAAATGGCCAGGGTTTACGCATATCGGGTTATCGCAGCTATGGAGCGCGTCTAGCGCATCTGGCCTAGGCCGCCCGTCCAGCAATAAAGATACGTGAGTAGCGCGACGGCACTTACTCACCCCGTCATTGATGATGCCATAGCCATTGATCGTGCTAGCTAGCCACGGCCAGCACTCATTATCGGCGCGCTTGTCGACTTTTGCCCAAAAACGGACTTCCAGTGGACCCTTGATATAGTATATGCTGCGTGCAGCCATTGCGAATTCCCTCGCGTGGTTAGGTTCCGGAGCGGTGCAGGAAACACCCTCCGGAAACCGTTATAAATCAATCTTGCAAAGCTATCAACGGATTGAGGCCCAAAGCGCCATAAAGCTGTGCTTGCGTCATATCCGCCTCAGCAGCAGTCTTATGCGCTGCGGCAGTTTTCTGTAGCGTACCCGCCTGCCTCTCCTCAATAGCGGCAGCGGTTTCAGCACCGTCAATCTGCTTCTTCTGCTCAAGTGCGGCGGTTAGTTGTTGAACCTGCTGCGTCAATTGAGCGACTTGGTTCTGCTCGCGATCTTGAGTGAACTTGTCGAGTTTCTCAATAATGCGCGTCTTGTCATCCAGAGGCGATATCTCCAGCATGACCTTGAATTCCGGCGTTGTTACAGCTTGAAGCCCGCCCGCGTTGGTGACCAAGCTAACAAGCTCAGCCCACGTTTCTTGCGCAAGGTTGGCCGTGTCAGGCGTCGTATCCAGGATGATATCAACCTGCATCTCTGCAAGGCGATTCTTGTAGCCGACAATGCCCTGCGCCATCTGCACCATAGGCTGCCCCGTCATCGGATCCATGGCGGGCTGCCCCGTGGCTGGGTCCACCATCATCTGCGGAACCATGCCCATCTCAGGCTCATTCACCTGCAAGAACTGCATGGCCTTGGGATCGTCGGTTGTACGTACAAACCAAGGCTCATTCTTGAACTGGCGCGCACGATCCCACATGGCCCGGTAACAATCCAACTCCCACGATGTCAGGCGAGCAAGCGGACGTGCCAGTTCGGTCAACCCGGCCTGCTGCGACACCAGACGAGCACGGCCAGACTGAGACGCGCCATCCTGACGACCAAGCACAGCAGGCGTTGGCCCCATGCGCTCGATTTCGTTCTTGGCCTCCTGCATTCGCATCAGGTTGGCGCTGGACTGTTCCGCTGTCGAAACGATAGCCCAGCCAGCCGGAATCACACCGTCAGCCTTAGCGGCCTCCATGCGTGCAATGTCCTGATCAACAGGAGGCGCCGACGGATCGGTTTGCTGCACCTGTCGACTGTTCATCAAATGCAGGGAACGAGACCGGCTTGCATTTACCTCATCCTGGATCGGAATCATGTCCTGTATAGGGCCATACCGCCAGTTCTTCGCATCAACGTAGCAGCTAACCGCCTTGATCGGGTTGTCGGGCCGCTGCTTGTCATCAAGGTACGGCGAGGGACCATATTCCAACACGCCCGACGCGATGTAGACAATGCGCTTCCACTCGCCGTCAATGACGCGGTATTCCTCGACCACCAGCACACGACGGCGGCGGGTATTGATCCAGCCAGCGCCCTCGTCGCCAGTGTCCTCGAACTTGTCCGACCCGAACATACCGACGCCATCAGGCTTCAGCGGGTCACCTAACTTATCGATCCGCGCACGCCACTTCTCCATGACCTGTTCGGCGTCCATCCACTTCGCCATGCCCATGTAGCGAGCGTCGGCGAAGTCATTGCGGCGGCTATAGCGGTCTGCGTAAAACTCCTTCCACCGGATCTGCGTGGCGACGATCCTGTCATCGTCCATCTCGATAATGACCGCGCCCGTGCCTTCCACTAGGAACGACTCAGCCACCTCCATCTTCACATCGCCAAAGTCGCAGTCGTCGGCAACGTACCGTAGAACCTTGCTGGCAACGTCCGCACTGTCCTGGTCGTCTGGGTTGCGTGGATATGCCTGCGGATCGCTCCGTGCCGCCTCCAGGACGCCCAGAATGCCGTTGATGGCGGGTCGGATGCGGTTGGTGTAGATGGCTGGCTGATTGCGCGTCTTCAGCGTTGCGCGGACCTCGCTGGACAACTGCCCTGGCCCATCGAAATAATCCCGCGCCTTCTGGTTGCGCTGCGACATACCACCATCTTCAGCCGCACGCGCATCGTCGAACCCCTGACGCAACCGCTCGATGCTAGGCGGTGTGCCCTTGATGTATTCGGGCAGGGTTTGGGTCGCGCCGGTTAACGCGATGCCGTCTTTGTTGTCGTCATCAAGGATCATGCGAGCGCTCCGGGCGGGTATTCTGGTACCTTTAGCATGTTCTATACTCAACCCCAAGCCGAAGACTGAGGCTGCGGGCGTCGGCGGTAGTCACCGTCAGGCGGGTTAGTGGACACAACCTTAACCTTGACGATCGCAGGATGCGCCATGTCGATAGCCCGACCAATGTTAGCCGCCGCGTCGATCTCGTCGTCATGCTTCCCAGCGGGGAACTTGCGGTACTGATCCAGCACATCTTCGCCCATCGGCCCGATAGGGATATGAACCTCACCCATCGCAGCCTTGGCCTGGAACGCCTGCGCTTTTGTCGCCTTGTCTCCGCCTGCCGTTGACAGCGGCTCGATACGGCATGGAACGCGGTGCATGCGCATGGATGCGGTCACGAATGCGGCAACCGACCGCCAGTTGTTATCCGCTTCAGGAAACCAGCACAGTGGCTTCCATTTCTTGATTAGGGCAAGCGCGCCTGTATCGGCTAACGTCTGCTGACCCGTCAACGGATCCAGCTTTACGCCCATAGCCACATCGATCGTAGCCTGCGCACGGTGCCCATCTAGCAGCCAAATATGCTGGTGCTCGTCGATGCCCCACACTCGAAACACGTTAAAATCGTTCTTCTCACCACCACCGGGTGCATGATCCGATGTCATGTAGATGTTGAGCGAGGTCGGACGATCGGCCAGCGAGAACCGCTTGAACCAATCAGTTTTGAAGAACGTACCTTCGTCCGCTGTCGGCTTCTGCTGGTACAGGCTGGTCCATGTCCGTGTATTACGCTGGAACGGCGCCCAATGCTCATGGCTGAACCACTCAGGCCACAGCGTCTCACCTATAGCGCGCTCCAGAGGGTCATCGTCGCGGTCTGCGATAGCGGGCAGGCAGATCACCTCCCACCAGCGGCCATCACGCCCGTAGAACGCTCCAGACTGCCCATCCCAATCTTCAGGCAGAATGCGCCCAGCCGGATCATCGCTGTGCCAGCGCGTCAGGATCATGATCTGTGGCGACCCTGGAATGAGACGCGAGCAGAAATCATCCGTGTAGGCGTCCCAGGTGGTGTCACGGATCACCTGAGACTCTGCTGCCTGTCGCCCCTTGATAGGGTCGTCTAGCACGCCAAGCGCTCCACGGTTGCCGGTCAGACCGGACAGGATGCCGCCAGCCATGTACTCTGAACCGTTCTCCAGCGCCCATTCATCCGCCGCCGACTGGTCGGACCGAAGCGCACACGATGGGAATATCCGGTTGAAACCCGGAGTCTTGATAAGCTGGCGCGCACGTCGCCCCTGCTTCTTCGCGATGTCGCTTGCATAGCTGGCGAGGATCACGTTGCGCTTGGGTTTCGCCGCCATGAACCACGGGACGTAGACCACATCGACGTACGTGGACTTGGCCGAACCTGGAGGCATCAGCACCATGAGATTCGGAACAGCTGGCGTGCCTAGCTGCTGGAGTTTACGCAACAGCAGCGCATGATGGCTGGCAAGCTTGGGCTGGTGCAGGCCCGTGAATCGTTCTTCGTCGGGATCCTCGCTAACCGGGACAGTAGGGATGTCCACCGAACACGCAAAGTCCGCGACGTAGCGGCGGGCTAGTTCGTCGCGGGCTGCCTGTACATCAGCCTGAGTAAGTCTAAGCGCCACCCTTTGCCGCCAGTTCGCGCAATGTGGCTTCGGACAAGTCGTCGACAGCTAAAGCTTTCACCTCATGCTGAATAGCCTCGCCATCAGGCCCACTAAGTTCTTTCGGAAGGATAGACGCCACAATCTTCACGTAATCGCCGGGGCGCTCATCTCTCATATCAATGATAGCCTTGACGCCGTTAGTGTTCCAATCCGCCAGCAGCGCGTCAATGAATGCTTCACCAAGCTTGGCGCGTGCACCCTTGGGACGGCCAGCAGGGTTGCCGGACTGTCCCGGCTTGAATGGGACGCCAACAACCCTTTTTTGCTGCTCAGATGCTGTATTTTCAGCTTTATCCATCTCTCTCACTTAACCCCAAACGCCCGAAGCATCAAGTGGGCGAGGCGCGCGCCTAGTGTGTATGAGAAACCGCGCTGCATGTGTGACCAGATGCTCATCGCCATCCCCCACAATGCCCATCCTGGCAAGGATAATAAAACCCCTTCATCATGTGAGCGGGGCCAGCACCCCAACTCTGATCGATCTTGTTACCGCCGATAGAACGATCATGGCCGCACTCAAGCTTCAACACTGTGCTGCGTTCTTCCCGGATCGTATCGGTTATTAGCCTCTGCTTCACTTCGCATCTCCCTTGGATTCAAGCTCTGCAATGATGGAGCGCAAGATGGTAATTTCCAAAGCCATATCGCGCATCTGACGCTCAGCCATTCCAGCCCTGTTAGCCTCCTTGCTGACCATTTCCCGAAGCTTATTCTTGGTCAGTTCCGCCATGTCATCACCACGGCCTAATCCCCTCATGACAGCCACCACGCCCGCAAATGACGCGATCCTTTGCGATTGCGGGGGTGGCGATAAAGATGATGGCGATAGCTAATAGAATCTTTCTCATACACCGCTACTCATGAT